GTTTTAATAAATGTCCTCCTACAGCATTAACACCGGTTTGTGCAATAGTTGAAGTAGGTAGATAAACACCATTATTAAAAGGTAAACTATCGGAGCCAAAAAATCTATCATCCGAATTTCCAGCTTTAATATTAGTAGCTGATCTAGATAAAGTTTCTTGTTTTAAAGTAAATAGTAAACCATTAGGTGATTTACTATCAAAAAGCATTTTTGATACTCTAGAAACATCCCTGCTAACAGCAGTGGGAAGCAAAGATCCTCCCCTTAATAGAAAGTCTTCATCTCCTAGACCACTATTAATATCACCTTCAGGTATTGGTGTTTTGATATAAGGTTGACCACTTCCTTCGGACATGCCCGCCCCACGTCTATCATTACCATACCTTAAGGATTTAAAATCCGTTTGGATGTCTTCTAGAAAAGGCATATTTTATTTATGATGATACGTTACCAGTTGTATCTACTGCATTAGGAGCATCAGATACATAATTTTGATATGTGCCTTGTGAAAAAGTATTATTAATCGGAATTACACCGTTACCTTTAAGTGGACCAGCTGGTTGCTCTCCTCTTAATGGTGTTAATGTACTTCCATTTTCTTCGAATTTGCTTAATATAGTTGGCATAATTTAAAATTTAAAGTTAAACATTTATTATAAATATGTTACTGAATTGGAAATGCGCTTAAACCTGCAACCGTACCAATTTCAATAGAATCTAAATTAACAGTAGGGGCTGGTCTACTAAGTGCTGCCCTTAATAATTTATTAGTTTCTTCCATACTTCCACCTGAACTTTCTTGTCTTATATTAGGGGAGACAGCAACAGCATCACCTCTTGTAGTCATAACAGTAGAACCAAAGGGTTTAGAAGTATCAGTAATAGCATAAGGACCACCAGGTGGTAATGTACCATCTTTTATTGTTGGTCCACCACTCATTAAAGCAATTCCACCAATAGTTCCTAATGCCGCCGCAATAACAGCTGCTCCAGTACCAAAGGTTAAAGATATAAATAATAAAGCTGCAGCTGCTGCTGCTATACCTAGTAAAATTCCCAAACCTGATATAATATCAGATAAATTTTCCATTGCAATAGCCATTCTTTCAGACACGGATAATTGAGAAGCTGCTATTTCTAATTGTTTTGCGTCCCTATCTAATTCTTCATCTTTTTGAGTATTTAAAGCCGATTGAGTGTCTAAAGTATTAGCTAATTGATCAGCTGATAGGCCTAAAGCACCTGCTAGAGCTTGTTGTTGCAATACATTCATACTTTGTAGTTGTTCTAAACTACCAGCTTGATTAACAAGTTCCCTCATTAAAGCTTCTTGATCTCCTGCTAATGCAGCTTGTCTAGCGGCTTCTAAATTTAAGTCCCTACCAATTAATAATTCAGCTTCTAATTCTTTAGTAATTGATTCTTCAAAATTTAATAAATTTCCTGCTGCACTTCCTACAGCTTCCATAGAGATACCTAATGATTTTGCTACTGAAACAGCTTTAGCTAAACCTCCTGGGAATTTTTGAATATTAATTCTTGTTAAACCTGTAATTTTATTAGCTTCCTCTAATACATTTTTTAGATCTAATCTAACTCCAAGTTCTCTTTCTGTATCTGTTAAAACCTCAGCTTGTTCCCTCCTAATATCTTCAACAGCTTTACCTGATTGTAAGGCTTCTTTAGTTAATCCTCCTACAGCTTCAGCAGATAACCCAAAAAACCTTTGTGTTTCCGCAGCTCCAGTTATAATTTCCTCATTTAATAGTAAAGAAGTTCCTCCTAAAGCATTATTAACAGCCGAAAGACCCTTAGCTCCATCCGCTATAGTTGTAAGACCAACACCTAAATTGCTACTAAAATCTTTAGCATCATTTTTGGACATTCCAATTTGACGTGCTAAATCAGTATATTTTTGATCTGATTTTTTAAATAAATCAAATAATTTTTTAGCAGTAATAGCTAATACAGCAGCTGCATTAGTACTATTTGATAAATTTTTAGCTATATTTTGTGTTAATACCTTACTTTTATTAAAATTTGCGGCTACTTTTCCTCCAGTTTTTTCTGCCTTAATTCCCGCTTTTGCTGTTTCATCTAATGCCCCACCTATATTAAAAAACTTAGCAAACTCATCACCACCAACTTTTTTAAGTAAACCATCAATACCACTAACTAATTTGCCTGTATCACCAACTATTTTTTCTCTTAATTTAGCTTCCTCCTCAAGTTGTGCTATTTGTTTTTCATTAAGTTTAGTTACTCTACCTAACTCACCTTTTAAATTTTCTAATTCTACTAATTGTTCCCCTGTAAGATCATTAAGGTTTCTTTGAAGTAATTCAATTCTATTTTTAATAACCTGTTGTGATAGAAGTTGTTTTTCTTTTAGCTTTTGAATATCAGCCTCAACATTTAATCCTCTATTTATTTTATCTTGAATTGAAACTTGTTCATCTAAACCTATAATTGTTTTCTTAATAGCATTTAGAATATCTCTTTCGTACGTTTTTACAACTTTTTTAGTTGCTGTATCAAGACCTTTTACATCATCAATAGCATCACCAATAGCAGTAGATATAGCTGCTCCAATAGATGTAAAAGAATCTATTAAAATTTTAATATTATCATTAAAATCTTCAGCATTCTTAGAACCTTTTTTTAACTCTTCGTTAACTTTTTTAGCGTTATCAAGTGCTTTTTTATCGGCCATTAAATAATTTTATTATAAATATTTAAAAAATAAATTTTATTTATATGATGATCGTTTTAAGAATTTTTTAGGATTTGATTTATTAAATTTAGGAGCGGATATTTTTCCTGTTTTTGAATTTAATAAATTTTTCTTACCACCTTTTTGTGCTTGTTGAGTTTTTTTATTTACATCCTTAATATAATCATCTATTTGTTTAAAGGTAAATTTCCTTAACCAAATAGGCATATTATAAATTGTACCAAAATCGTAACCACCATTTCCATGGTAAACTATATTATGAATTTGGGTAAATAAATTTTTTCTATACTCAGCTGAGTTTGTTAACGTCAGGCCAAAAAAGCGAGAGTCCAATTGGAATTGCTCGTTTTGATTCCCCATCCTCGGGAAAAAAAGACAGATCAATGTCTGGATTTATTGTGTTTATATACTCCCTTAATGCCCTAGAGTCTCGGGCTAGTAAGTAATTATCTACAAAGTCTCGAATTGTTTTTGTTGTGTCATCTCCTTCCACACTTGTTATCATATATTTAAGTCTTGTAGATAAAGTAGAATCTGAATCTTTTTTTAGTTTTTTAAGACTATTTACTTCTTTTAGTATTTTTTGCTCATCACCATGATTTAGTAATTTAAATGTGATATTAGTTTTTGAATTTGGAAATTGAAAACTAAAATTATTTCCATTAGTCCAATCATTTTCATTTACTTTAACAAAATCTAGTTGTGATAAATCTACTGTTTCTTGTTTACCATTATAATCAAAAGTATATTCATTACCATAACCTAAAACCCTAGCTGCTATCATTACAGCATTTTTGTCTCCAATTAATAAATCATCATAATTTACCTTTGATACTATTAGGGATTCAAATAATTTGTCTAATACGATGCCTTTTTGAATATAAGATACATTAGATAATATATCCTCTTCTTTAGCAGTCATATATTTAATTTCAATTTTTCCTTCGGATAATGGATTATCCTTTGGATATAGTAAACCTTTTGATGGTAAGTCTATTACTTCAGTGGGTAATTTAAATTCAGCCATAATCTTAATTTAAGTATAACGTTTGTTTATTATACATATGTAATATAAAAAAAAGCTTGACCAAAGCCAAGCTATTTTTTAAAGAGGGTAGATAAATATCTCTTAGAAATTTAACACACAATAATCAGGTTGTACTGTCATTGTTAATTCTTGGGCTGTATCTTCCGTATCCCAATTATAATCTCCAAATGAAGCTTCAGTAATGAACGCTCCTTTAATAATCCATTCAGAAACTATATCACCTACAGGTCCTAATACATTTACAGTAAGATCTTTTTTATAGAAATCAGAATAACCATCTCTACCAGTTACTGATTCGTGATGTAATCTTACCCACTCCATTACTGCTTGAGCTCCTGATGGAGTAATTGGGTCAAATAATGTAAAGTCTATGGTATTCCATACTGTTTTACCTTTTACATATCTTTGAACGTTAATATGATTTAAAGGAACTGAACCTTGACTTACAGAAACAGCTGATACACCTTTCATAATATATGAAGGGAAACCATCTACAAATAAGATAAATCTGTTAGCTTGTTTTGGCTCAAAAGCTGTGAAAAATATTTCGTTCGGATTTAATACTGCCATTTTATATCTTTATTTTATTATAAATATTTATATTTCAAATTTTTATGCTGGGAATGTTGCACCAGTAGGTAATACATTGAAATCTAATATAATAAATTCAGCTGTTTTAGTTGGTTGTAGGAATATTTGTCCTATCAACTCGTTTCTATCTATCACATCTGGTGTATTATTTGACTCATCCATTACTACTTTAAATGCATACAATCCTTGTCTTTGTTGTACACTTTCTAAATAAGGGTTAACTTGTGTTAAGAAATTTTGTCTTGTTGCAATTGTATTTTGTTCAAATACTAAATTATCTGCAATTTGAGATATAAAATCTTTTAACGCAATTAACAATCTTCTTACATTTACTCTATCTAATGCAGTTGCTGCTTTTTGTAATGTTTTCTGACCGAATACTACAACTCCTGTTTGTGGGAATGTAGCTATTGGATTAACATTACCTTCATATAAAGTATCTCTATTAGTAGAAGTTAATTTTCTTTCAGCTCTAACTACTTGACCTAATCCTCCTCTAGTTATACCTGCAGGTGCAAACCAAGGATCACTTGAAGCATCTGTAAACGCATAAACACCAGGAATCATAGTTGAAGCAGGTACATATACTAATTGAGCTGTATTTGGATCAACTGTTTGAACCCAAGGCCAATAAGCAGCTGCATAACTTGTATCAAGCCCAGAAGCTTGTGCAGTTACTGTATTAATTGGTTGATTATAATCTACTAAATCTAATACAAAAATAGCGTCACCTCTAGCAATTGTGTTATTACTTAAACTACTAATTTGAGTAGCATAAGATTGATTAGTTAAACCAGGTGCTGATATTACATTATATTGATAATCATCTGTGTTAGATAATAAAGCAATTGCATTAGTATAATCAGAACCTCTTAATCCTTGTGTATTTGTAGAATTAATATTTTGATAGAAGTTAGCAGGTACTCTATTTGCTGGTTGGTCAGTTGGAACATTTAATCCATTACCACCACCAAATGAACCTGAACAAACTGCAGGTAAAGATCCTGTATATTCATCTTTAGCTGTTCCATCATTATTAAAGTAATTAGGTGTAGCATAATTTACTGCTTTTACTCTTACATAATTAGAAATATTAGGGAATGAACCTGATTCTTGTAAGAATGTATCACTTCCTTCCGTTACTAATGTTGTAGAAACATCACCAATTGCTCTTGATATATAATTAGCTGCTAATGGATCTAAAGAAATATTATTATATTGTTCTAATATTACTTTTTGATTGTTAGTATCATCTCCTCTTCTAATTAATAGTGAAAATACACCAGAAGAAGAATTAACACTTGCAATTTCATATCTTAAATTATCAAAGCTACCTGATATTAGGGCTCCATTTCCATTTTCTACATTGTTACTGGATTCATCTTGTTGAATTGCACTATTCATTATTGCACCCTCTGATATTGTTTCTAGAACAAATGGACTTAATCCTGTAGTAGGTCCTTGTGAACCTGTAGGAATACCAAATGCTGCTACAGTTCCTGTTTGTGAGGAAGCTGCTGAACTTGTAGCTGGTGTCCAATCTTGAGTTGTACTACCACTTACTACACGTGTTACTAATAATGAATTACCGCCATTTTGGAAATAATTGTTAGCGGCTACGGAAGTTAAGTAGCTAAATTCATTAGAACCACTCTGTAACTTATCACCAAATATTGCTTGGAAAGAACTATATGAACTAACTAATGTTGGTTGCTCAATAGGTCCTTTTACTGTAGGTCCAATAATAGCTGCTCCTCTTTCTACTGGTCGAGCTGTTACAAAAGATGAATCATTTTCTCTTGCTAATACTCCTGGAGATATTAATGTTTCTGCCATTTTTGTATATTATTTTTAATATTGTTTTATTATAAATATTAAAAAACCTTTCAAAAAACTATTTTACTAAAGTAAATTCTCCAGTTTCTAGATTGATATTACCATCACCGTATTTTTCCTGAAGTTTTTCCGCTGTAGATTTAGATTCTTCTTGCAATTCAGCTAACTTTTCTAGTATAACTCCTCTTTGTCCTTCTAAAATTGCTCTTTGAACATCTACTTGACCCAATTGTAATACAACTTGGTCATTTTTTACTTTAAATTCCTTGAGTTTATCTAACTCTTCTTTTGATAACTTGATTACGTCACTCATAATGTAATTTATTTATAAATATGATTAAAAAATTTTAAATTAAATATTGTTTTATTTCTTTATATACTCTTTCTGGTGTTATTGATTTTTGACAAATGTGTTGTAGTTCTGTCCCCTCATTTTCAGGGCACCAATCCCAATTGCCGGGATCAAATGTAAATTCTTCTTTATTCCAACAACCATTACAAACATCTAAATTTTGAATTCTAGTAATATTATTAGTAAATTCATGATTTTTATCAGCAAAACCATTTATCATAAAGGTATGTTTATTTAATGCCCAATTAACCCAAGATAATCCTGATCCTAAACCTACGAATAAATCTGCGTGGTAAAGATAGTTAAATAATTCATCCCAAGGTAGATTAGTTTTTGATTGAATATTATTACCTTCAAAACCATGTAAACTTAAACTTATAACTTTATAACCTTCCATTGTAAGTAAATCCGCTAATTTTAGCCAATAATCTCTAGGCCATTCTTTACATCCAGATGTTGCTTGGGGTCCTATACAAATATATTTTTCTTGTATTGGTCTTTTTTTAGGAGTAAAATTAATACCATAATTTATTTCTTTAAATGGTAAACCTAAAATATCGGTAGCTGCTTGAATTAGAGGAATTGTATTAGGTTTTGTTTTGTGTTTAAATATACCATCCCAATATCCATTTTGTTTATACCAACCTAATTTATAGTGAGCCAAACAATTTATTTTATTATCGGGCTTAACAAATTCTATATTTTTATATTCTTCTTTTCCTTCAAACCATTCGTTATGAAAAGTACTTACTATTAATTTGCAATTATGTTTCTTCTGAAATTCAACAACTTGAGGGACCCAAGCTAAAGTATCACCAATAGAACTAGATTCAAAAGATATTTTTACTTTTTGATTATTTAGATTTAATTTGTAAATAAATTTACCATTAATAAAAATTAACCAGGGGACATAATAACTAATATTAGTTTTTGTCCATTGATTGTTACCAATCGTACTAGAGTGGACTACACTATTTGTTATTGGATCTACAAATTCAACAAAATAATTTTCGGGTTTATTTCCAATTAATTCTATTTTTGCTCCATCATCAAAATTTAATATTAATTCATTTTTTGGTTTTTTTGGAGTTTTATTATTTACTAAATATTTAAGTTCTTTATAAGCTATTTTAGCAGCATTATTCCAAGTAAATTTAGATCTAATTTTATTAGAATCCTCTAAGGCTTTTACTTTATATTTTTTGTAATTAGTATAAACATCCCTCATTACCTTTTTTAAGTCATTAAAATCAGGTTCATAAAAATTACCAGATAATTCAGTTTGAGAATAGGAAAAATATTCACCCCCAATAGCTGGGACTTCTTTTACTATTTTAACCGGATGGCCTTTACCCTTAGCAAATTCAAGTTGAGCACTACAATTAGAATAAATAGAAGGTGTACCACAAGCCATTGCTTCAATTAAAGGTAAATTCCATCCTTCTGCTCTAGCACAAGATAAAAATACATGGCCCTTTTGTAAATAATTTATATATTCTTCTCTTGATGGAAAATGTTTAATTTTTAATCTTGGATCATTTAGTTTATAATGTTTTAATCTATCCTCAGTAGTTTTAAATCCATCATTAGCCCACATATTATCAATAGATAATACTAAATCTACGGGTTCATCCTTATCAAACACTTCTAAAAAAGCTTCAATAATTTCTTTTGTTGATTTTCTATAATCCCATCTTCCAAAGACTAAAAATTTAAATCTCCCATCATCATATTCAGGTAAAGTAGCACTATTACTAGGATAAAAAACCCTACCATCAACAGCTTCAGGTACAACTTTTACATCTTCTTCTTTATAACCTTGTTTTACAATACAATCTTTTTGCCATTGAGATGCAACCCACATTTGGTCAAAATTTTCTGTTGCCTTATAAAAGCTAGGAGGATATTCAGTAGTTTCCCAAACAGTATAACATATTCTAAGATTATCATAATTATCGAAGTAATAATGATGATTTAATTCTGCAAATACTAGATCAATATTAGGAGTGAAATCTTCTTTATATTGACTATATATTTTTTCATTATCAAATAATTTATTTGGATCATTTGATTTTATTGTTTGAACATCTAATATTTTCTTATCTATTTTTTTTAAATAAGGTTCTTTATCATGTGGGGTATCATTAAGTCCTTCCCAACTATCTGAGACAGTAAAATTTCTTGCTTTAACTTTTACTAATTTTGATAAAGCTCTTAGGAATGATCTTGTATGATTATTATAACCTGTAGTTCCTATGTAAGAACAATGAGTATAAACTTTAGGTTCTACTTTACCCATTAATTATTATCTAAAATGATTACCACCAACCCATAATACTAAAGATTTTCTGACACCTCTGGTTACTGGTGATACTCTATGTAGTAAATAAGAAGGAAAAACAGTAATAGCTCCTTTAGCTTTACTTCCTTGAGTTATTGTTTTACCACCCAAATTAAATTCTAAAACTCCACCATCATAATCTTTTGGATCAGATAGATTAATAGTAACCGATAGTTTTCTTAATGAAGCCCAACCAGGACCTAAATCCATATGCCAAGTATATTGTCCATTATCCTTACCATGATATTCGGTATATTGTATCTGTTCCCTAATACAATCTAAATCAAACTTAAAGTGTTGATCGTTGTGTATCATAATTTCCTGAGCTATTCTTTCGTATAATCCCTGAAACTCTAATGATTTGGGTAACCATTTAACTTTAGAAGATCTAACTGTAGGATCATATGTTCCTTGAACACCATTATCCGTTTGTCCTAATACTCTTGCTTTTTCAGCAAATGGTAATTTTTTAATTTCTTTTTTATAACCTTTAATTTGATGTGAATCCAAAAAATCAGGTCTCCAAGCAAATATATCTGCTGTGTTACCTCTTGGTCTAAATGTTAATTGATAGTCTACTGCCATAATTTTTAGTTTATAATATAATATAAATAATTTATTTTAATTTTCCAAATAATTTAAAATACTTTTTTAGGTAAAAAATAAATATCACCCTGATGTAATCCCCAAAATAAAGTGTCCTGTTTCCAATTAAAAGGATAAAATTTAGTGCCCGGTATTTTTAAAACTTCTGGGTTTTCGTTTATTTTATAACCACAATTAACATTAGATTGATTTATACCATTGTAAAAAGTTAAAATACAACCTGGTTTAGTTATGTTAAATAAAGGATTTATAAACATTTGTTCAGATCCAATTATATCATTAGGATCCAGAAAGATTCCATCATATTGTTTTAAT